GGAAACCCAGATGCTGAAGTTACTATTTACAGAGCTGTTCCCAATGAAAAGAATATTACAAAGATAAACTCAGGTGATTTTGTAACACTAAGTAAAAGATATGCAGATTTACATGGGGCTGGAGGTTATGGTAGGGATGGTATAGATAGTGGTAAGGTATTAGAATTAAAAGTTAAAGTAAAAGATATATACTGGGATCAAAATGATGTAAATGAATTTGGTTATTTTCCAGAAAAAAATAAAGATGTATCAGATCAAACAGATAACTTATTAAAGAATAAATAAAAAATTACTATGAGAGATACAAAACTTATTGATGCATACATAGCAAAAGAAAATAAAGACAAGAGAGAAAAAGAATTGTTTAAAGTTTTAAAAAAAGAAGTAGAGACAGGTGCTAATGGCACACAGAATTATATAATAAAAAAAGGTATTAATAAAAATACAATAGCTAAGAAATAAAAAAAGGGGAAGCATGAACTTCCCCCATATAGGCAACAACAGGGCTCCTTTAAGGGAGCCTTTTTTTTGGCGACACTTATACCAAAACTCTAAATCTTCTGTATCATTTGCTTAATGTCATCCTCTAGTTTCTTACCTGCAGAGTTAGCATGATTAATAATTGCAGCACATAGATTAGCTTGATACTTATAATCTTTAAGTGCTTCTCTTATTTTACCTACAGGTTTTCCACCGTAGTCAATCACTATTGCATTATCCTTATTAAGACCAATCTTTAATTCGAACAATAGACCTGTGTGTTTGTGTAAATTACTTTTTTCCATTAGTTTCCTCTGCTTGTTTCTTAACAAAGTCTGCACTAATGCTAGGATCTAATTGATTTAATGTACCTAACATACCCATAAGTTTTACAACTTCTGCGTAAGGTCTACTCATTAAGTATCTCATTATGTCTTGTAGTTGTATTGAATCTATAAGATATGTTCTAGATCCTGTGCTTTCTTTTCCTTTCTCTTTAGTCATTATGCTCTCCAAATTGTTTATGTATTGTTTTTATATTCTCTTCTGCAGTAGATATTACATTTATAAGTTTATCTAATTCTTCTATAAACTGTGGGTGCTCACCAATTGCAACAGGGTTATCTAAGTACACAGTAGCTTTAGCTTTAGCATCAGATATCTGTGCTGTATATTTATCATGTAACGCATCTAAAAACATCTCTCTCATAGTTGCCCCCTAAATTGATAATACTTGTCTTCAATAAAATCTGCATCAAGTAAATAAGTATTGTTCATTTTTTTAAATGCCTCCTTAGCATCTCGTATTGTTTGGTTTAAAGTTCTACCTTCTCCTAAAGACTCTGATACAAAGTCTTCTACTTCTTGTAACGCATGTTTAACTGCCCCCATCTTTGACCTCCTTTACTAGTCTATTTAAATACCACTGTGCTTTTTCTAAATCTTGCAATGGCTCTCCCTTGAACTTATAACGAGAAACATATTTTAAAACGTTTCCTTTTAAGTACCCATGATACTCATCACTCTCCATACAATCACGTATAACATCTATAGTTTCTTTCTTACCATGCTTGTAGTGTGATGGTGAATTAACATTATCAAATGTTACCTCATTTTCATAGGATATATCATGGCTATGATCTATTTTTTTTTCATACACTCTTTTACTTTTTACCATACTTTCTCCTAATTGTATTGTACTCCATCATCTCAAGATCGTACTCACCTTTATCTACATTACGTTTAACTATCAATCCACTCCACCACATTTGCTGTGTGTTCTTAGCATAGTTTTCTTTGTGATGCAAGTAACATCCTGCAGATAATCCCATAAGTTTTTTACCAGAAGGTAATGCACACATGGCATAGTCAAATGTATGTATGTGACCTACAGTAGAGGATACTTTATTTTTTATAAGTAAGGCACGCCCAATATTGTCACCACTAATAGGCTTACCCATAACACCAGTAGGAAAATTATGACAGTAGTATACACCATCGACCACAACTGGAATTTGATACTCATGTACTTCCCAACCATACTTTTTAAATTTAAAGTCATCTGTACTAATTGTTCCTTCAAGTTCTGGTATTTCATCTACTGTTCTATTTATCCTATCTTCGTGATTACCAAGTAACATGATTTTTCTTGGTCGTCTTCCATTAAGACCTTTGTTAAATTGTTCTAGTGCATCATGAACATGTTCTACATCTTTCTTATATCTTCTACCTTCAAAAGATTTCTTACCTTTATCGTAGCTTGATAGTGAATCCATACTAGCAAAGTCTCCCATGCATACTATGGTATCTGGTTTCAGATCATAAGCAAATTTACCTGCCCATAAAAATCTGTCATTGCTTGCCTTTGGAGTGCAGTGAGGGTCTCCTATTACTAAGTGTGTTGCCATATTAGTTTAACTCCTTATCTCGTTTATGTTTTAAGTATTCAATAAAATCAATAACATTATCTTCACTGTCAAATTCTGCTACAGAGTTGATTGCTAAAGTTTTTTTACTACTCTTTTTGTCATCAGCAAAACCACGAAGCCCATACATAAATGTAGTTTGGGGATCTGCAGTTGCCATTTTAATCATACCTCTTGCAATAGTAGAACATACTTCATATTCTTCTGTTGACATTTCAGCTTTATTATCCATTACGATACCACAAGTAAAACCTTTTTCCCAAGGTGTGACTAAAACTTTTATTGAATTGGATACATCAATCTTTTTTTTCTTTGTCATTATTTATACCAATACCTTTCATAATTTTCTTTATTATATTCTACTGCTTTAAATTCAAAACCTCTCTTCATACTTTTTTTTGCAAACTCTTCTGCGTCACTCTCTTTACTGAATATAAGATTTGTAAACATTCTAAACTCCTTATCTTTTTTGTTTTTAAATAATACAAAATATAATGTCATGCGTAATAAGGGTGGAGAATAGACCCCTCAATACTATCCCCCACCCAATTGAAATAATAATTCCTATTCAAAAGTTTCCTCTTTCTTAGGATTAGTTACCTCAGTATACCAAACCCACTTAGGGTTCTTTCCTTGCGACTGTTGTTGTGGTAACAGTTGCAATTTACTTCCCCAACAAGGAAGTTTGTATGAGCAAAATGTACAAGCCATGCCCAAAATTTTATTACCTGTCTTCTTAGTTCTAAATGTTTCTTCTATAGCATCATAGCATCTCTTAAATGGTACTTTGTTTTCAATAGCTGCAATGTTTTCTTCTACACTAGCCAATGCTTTAACTCTGTATTCATTGTCATCTATAGGAGTTTCACATACTGTCCACTCACCTGTAGATTTATTGATTACAATCCACCCACCAAAAGGCATCTTCTCACTCTCACTATAGAGATATCCTTGAGGTACATATCCAAACGCATCGTCCTTTGCAACCTCTTCAAACCCACCTTCAAATTTTTTAGTGAATGAATATGGTGATGCACTTTTAATGTCCCAGACTTTCTCATTGATCTTAACATCAAGCCTACCCTCAATTTCTGAGTTAGTAAATTTAAGTTTAACCTTTTTCTGTTCATCTTTTACTTCTACTCCCGATGATTTTAAAACAAATATAGCTAATGCCTCGATAAGATCTCCAAAAGTATTTCTCATCTTAACATTATATGGCTGACCTTCTCCCTTTACATTCTTTGCTTCCATTTGCAACTGACACAAAGGTCTACCTATACTTGACATTCTTGGTTTAAATCCTTCTCTTCTTTTCTCCGAGAACTGTTTGCGTAAGGCACTTTTACATGCCTCACCAAACTCTTCAAGAAGTTTATCAGATACTTCAACAGGATCTTTATTTGCTCTATCCAAATACGATTGAACTTTATGAAGGATATCACTCATTAAGATGCCAACACGTCAATAGGATCTTCAACTTGATCTACTACTTTTTTCATGTCTGTATCTGTTGGCTCGTAGTTGCTTTTCTTTGCAGCTTTATAAAGGTCTACTACTTCTGTATTCTCTTTAGTAATAACTTCTTGAAAGACACCTAACGTTTCCATATCTTCTTTAGACATTTCCAAACCAGCCTCAGCATTAACAGAGATCTCTGGTGTGTAATAAACATTACCACCTTTCTTCTGTCTCTTGGTATCGACTGATAGTGTTGTTGTAAACATAAGTTTTTTACGTTTAGTTATTTGTTCTAATGCAGTACCTACTGGTGAAAATGCTGTACCAGTAACCCTCCATAAACTAGGCAGATTAGAAACAGTGTGTTCTTCGCCATTAGCTTTTACTCCTTTGAATGATAACAGACCATAGAGTAATCTATAACATCTTATAGTTCTCTGTTCTGCTAACTGTTCTGGTGTTAAAGATTCCCTATCTTTGAACGGAACTTTACCACATTTTGTACCACCAAGTATATCTACAGCTTCCTCTTTCCAATTCTTAAAGATTATAGATCTGTTTACATACTCACTTTTATCTGGATCATAATGCATGTATTGCATTGCACTTATGAATGGTCTAAATGTAATTGGTTTGCCATATACATTCTGACCTACAGTAGAATCAAATGTAAATAAATTACCTACTGGTAATTGATTGCCATCGTCATCTTCTGGTGACCTGTTGATGCCAAGTCTAGGAATATTTACTCCTTTACTTGAACCATCGTCTTGTCCAATAGCTTCCATTATCTGCTCGTTGGACATCTCACTTATATTTGCTATGTTATTTTCCATAGTCCTCCTTAGTTGATTGATTCCTTATACCATATTTTAATAGATTTGTCAAGTGTTATTTTTTGTAAGGTGGATAAAAAATATCACACACAAATAATAAAATTAATACAACAAATCCTGCACCCAATAACACTTCTAACATACTCTGGTATCTCCTTCAGTAATCTCGCAGGATAAATCTTCCATACGAGCAAACCACATTAAGTAACTTTGTAGTTCTTCATTCTCATTTATATATAACATTGTAGGTTTATCATCACACTGTGCTTTTAAATCCTGCAGCATATCATAAGCTTCTTCTTGCTCATCATCAGCATAATCTTCCCACAACTCTTTATCAAGTAGAGGTATACTCATAGTTCTCCTATATTAAAATGGCATATCGTCATCGCTATCTTCTTTACCATTTGGTAAGTCAATAGTTTGTACGAAATACATTGTTGTATTTTCTTTTTTTGCTTTAGCTATATCATTAAGTTTATCTGCTATATCTAAAGCATCACTTCTTTTTGACATAGTTAACTCAACAGTTATTATTGGATCAGTAAAAGTAAATGTCTGTACTTTTAGTATTATATTAGTCTCGGTCATAGTTTATCTCCTTCATATTTAACCAATCATATCCCATTTTGATCTCTGTGTCAAGTGGAACATTAAAGTTTATTCCATAATACTCTTTCAATGCAGGTATTACGGATGCTGTACCCTGGTCAAATATCTTACTCATTACAGCTTCTTCTCCAGGATAAACATCAGCCACAATAGAATCGTGAACTGTGTTAATAAGTAAACTCTTAACCCTTTGCTCATTCATTAGCTTATATATTTTTATACATGCTAAAGGTACAATGTCAGCAGTAGCTAACCCTTGCACAGGATAATTTTTTATTTGCGTACCATAACTAGAGCCACCCCAAGGCATACGTTCTGCATATGGAAAGGAGTATTCTCTACCTGTTGGTAATTTAATTCTTTTAAAAGTTATAGCTTGGCTTTGTAATTCCTCATGCCATTTAGATATACCTTTATATTTTTCTGCAAATGTTTTATAGTATTTTTTCTCAGCATCTGTACCTGTTGTACCACCATACAAAGGTTTAAATGTATGTGCCTTTGCATCTTGCCTAGACACACCAATAATATCAGCAGTAAATTTATGTACGTCTATATTATTTTTTATATCTTCCATACCTTGCTTATCTTGTGCAAGAAATACTGCAGTTCTAAACTCTAGCTGTGCAAAATCTACCTCAAGTATTTGCCCACCATCAAACCTAGATTGTATAACCTTACGTATAGGGAATGTATTACCTCTTGGTTGGTTTTGAAAGTTAGGATCCCTACTTGATAGTCTACCTGTAGCTGTTACAGCTTGCATAAACTTAGGGTGTAATAAACCATTAGCATTTGTAAAATTTTGTAAGCCTTCTACAAAAGTATTTAAGTATGTAGAGATAGCATTGTGTCTAAGAATAGAATCAATAAAATCTTTAAACTCTCCCTCTGCTTCTCCTGCAATTTTATTTAAAGTTATCCTATCTGTTTTAAATCCAGAGTCAGATACATCATAAACACTTCTAGGTCTTTGATCAAAGCCTGCAAGCTTAGCCATCTTAGCATATACAAATCCTTCTCCATAACATTCATCACACTTACTATATTTTTTGTAAGGACTACCATCAACTTTAATTTTTTTAATCACACCCTTACCTACACAATGTAAGCATTGGCTAGCCATAGTTCTATATATAGGCTCAGAGTTATTGGCTACTAAAGTTCTAAACTGTGCAAAAGAAAACTTAGGTCTTTTCTTATTCTTCTTTGTAAATTTATCTACACCTGTATTAAATATCTTAGCCCATTCATTCTTGTCTTTAGGTTTTTTAGAATAGATTAACCATGACAATTGCTCTGGACTACCTAAGTTAATTTTAGTATCTCCCATTTTTTGATAGACAATCTTATCTATTTTCTGTTTAAGATAAGCAAACTCTGCTCTGTATTCTTTTTCTACTTCTTTAAGATCATCTAAGTTTACATTGATACCATTACGTTCCATATCAGTAAGCACAATTAAAAATTCATTCATAACTTTAATTGTTTTTAATAAACCTTTATCTTTATCTGATCTTAAGTCTACCATTTGTGAATCAAACAGTTGTCTAGTGATAGCTACATCTACTCTACCATATTGTTCTACAATTTCTGCAGGAATATTCTCAAATGATACACCTCTATCCATGTATTCTTTAACTGCACCATCTTTAGCATCTAGTTTTCTACGTTGGCAACACATTAATAGTGTTAAACTCTTACGCACACCACGATTCAATACATATTCTGCTATCATAGTATCATATACATTACCTGTGTATGTGAATCCTGCTTCAAGCAACCAACTTAAATCAAACTTAATGTTGTGACCTATAAGTATTTTAGTTTTATCTAATATTTTTTGTATCTTTGCATGACACCCCTCATCAATCCTCTCACTATGGTTAGTAAAATAGTATTCATCATTAATACCTACACTAACCAGTATGTTATCTGGATTAAATGGTGATGGATCAAAGCCACCTGCCTCTGTTTTTTGATACGAGGTCTCTACATCTATTGTTGTTATCATATTGATTCCTTTATATTATTTCTTCTGATTTTAATTCTGTCTGCACCTTATAGCAGTAATTTTTCAGTAAGTCAAGTCTAACCAAACAAACTTTTTTTGTATTTGAATCTCCGTTGCCAGTTATCTCTCGTGATTGTATGTTATTTAATATTATACACTCAAATATTTTAATTGGTTTTATCCATAAATATTCTTTACCTGTATATATAACCCATAGGTGTGCTGATGTTGCTAGCAATGCAGATGGTTTCCCAAACATAAACAACTCAATAACAATATTATTTGTTTCCTGACTTTTTAAATCATATTTAACTTCTATTTTATAATTATTTTCTGGTATAAATATATCATACTTACTAAACTTACCATCAATTAATACTGCCGATGGGTATTTTATCTGTATATTTGATAGAATCATATTTTCTATTTTTCTACCACGACCTAAGTCTTTTTTAAAATTTGTATACATTAATCTGTAAACCTACTTATATATTTATCTAACAAGCAAGATGGATCTCCATGCCAACCTGTTATCTTATTCTTACTTACGTTTAATACTCTGCTAGTATTAGTAGGATCATTAGATGCTCTATTACCTATACCAATAATTAAATCTGCTTCAGCTGCCTTACCTGTCTTAGAGTTTTCCATCATATCAAATGATATATGATCTCTGTTGTGTGCATCTGCTGATGCCTGTGATATGGCAATGACTACACATTGTCTTCTCTTTGCTATCTCTCTTGCACTTGTATAGATTGCTCTTAACTTCTCATCTGTTCTAGCAAATGTACCACTCATATTTACTTTATCTAATTGATCTATTACAATAATATCTGGCTTATGTTTTTCACAATGACTATCTATATCATCCATAGACCAATCAACTGTATCAATCATTTTAATATTATCTTTTATTTTAATCCATTCATCACGTGCTGTATCAACATCATCTATAATTTGTTCTTTGTTAAGACCAGTAAAAGCACTGATGGCTCTCATCTGTGTACGTACTGCAGGTTCTTCATTAATAAAAGCATGTACCTTTGCACCTTGCTCAGCAAATCCATAGGGTGCTGATACAAGGCTAACCCAGAATGCTGTCTTACCTGTCTCTGGTCTAGCAAATGCAATCATTAAATTTCCTGGACCGATTCCACCTATATTATTTTTTAGTACAGTTAAATTAAAACTCCATTTACTTACAACATTTAACTCCTCAAGTAGTTCAGTAATATCATTTGTTACTGCGTCTAATTTTTGTGCAGGTAATCCTGTCTTATGTTTCTCTATAAGATTTGTAATGAAGTTAAAATCTGCAGGCTTACCATTAAATATTTCAGTAGCCTCTATTGCAATCTTCTGTGCAACATCTCTCTCAATTAATATTTTAATTATATCATCTGCTATTTGTTTTGATGGTTCGTTTGTTTCTTTTATATCCTCAAGTAATTCACTGAACTGTTCCTTAGCTGCTCGTGTTAATGCAGGATTAAATACTGCAGTATGTAGAGAATACAACTCATCAATACTTATATCAGAATCATACTTATCATGTGCTTTTTGAATTGTATCATACAAAGAACCAAAGCTACCTTGGAATACATTACGAGATACTTGACCTTTATACTCTGCATAAAAGTCTTTGTTTAACATTAGTTTTATTATCTGTTTTTCTATCATTTGATGTTTGCTTTCTGAATTATTTCTTTTAGTTCTTTAATCTGTTGTCCTGCTTTTCTCAACTGTTCTTGCAAATATACCTTTTGTTTTTCTAATCCTTCTATTTTATTCATTTTAATATACTTGTCTGAGTCAAACATTGCAGGGCTTGGTTCATCTGGGTGTGGTCTATCGTTCATTTAAACATCTCCTCTATTTCTTTTGTTCCATAATATTTTAAATCATCTTCTAAAGTTTTAACATGAACATTCTTAATACCATAAGACTTAAGTTCATTAGCAATACCAAATGATTTAACTGTTGCATCTCTGTCTAACCCTATATACAATTTATCGTACTGTGTCAAGTGTTTCTTATGAGATTCTTTTAATGATGTACCCATCAAAGCTATGCCTGTCAATACATTAGATACTGCACAAGCAGATGCACAATCTTCTACAAGTATAGCCTCCTTATGTTCTGTCAAGCCACAAGTAAAAGGTATATCTTTATTACCATACATATACCATTTAGGATAGACCTTAGAATTTAATCCTCTACCCACTGCACCTACGATCTCATCTGTCTCTGGATCTTTAGCACAAAAAACTACTCTGTTCTGTGCTATATCAAATTTTATTGTGGCTCTACCTAAACTCCATGCCTCCCAGCAATTGTTTTTGTGTAGGTACTTCATTGCTTTGTCATTTGAATATACAGTTGTAAAACTATCTGGCATCTCAAAGTGTACATCATTTGTTTTATTATTAGTATTGAATGTTGAGTTTACATAATTCATATCTTTCTCACCTGTGTACTTACCTTTAGCTTTACAGGCAGCATGAAAGCAAAACCAATTTATATTATTGGAAGCTGTATCTACTGATAGGGTATTCTTACCATGACAAAAAGGACAATCCATTCTAACAGATGTATCTGGTGGAATGAATAGCCCTTCTATAACAGCAAGCTGTTGCTTATAATTCAACTGGCATTTCCTCGTATACTATTGTATACCTTTCTTTATTATAGAAGTTGTCAGCTTCTATCTTCATTAGTCCTTCGTTTAAATATTCAGCAACTGCATTCTCAATCATATCTAGTGTTGGTTCGTATGGAAATGGTATCAATGCTTTTGCATCTATGCCTAGCCCAAATAATCTTACTTTGTATTTTTTCATCATCATCATTCCCTCTATCAGATTTATTCTTATTTGTCAAGTCTTTTCTTTCTTTCTACTATTCTTAATGTAAATGGTGTAGGTGTTTGTACATCGTCTTCATCACCTATATTATATATAAACTGATCAAATGATTTCATAAAATCTGCAACATATTCTTGTTGATTTTTTTGAATCCTTAACTTCTTGTTATCAACACGTAAATCTGCAACGTGAAAATAATCAGCGTCAACATCATCAGTTTTATATTCTTCCATTAAAGCTAATGCTATTGGACATAGCAAATTACATTCTGGTGTACCTTTGTTTATATGCTCTTGTGTTACTTTTATTAATCTAATCATTATTTATCCTTGCTAGTTATTATATGTTTAAGTATAGTTGTTGTTGGATTAAAGTCTAGACTCTTACAGGAAGTTAGACACAAAAAAATTATAAGTAGTATTTTACTTTTCATAATAGATTAGTCCCTGTGACCATAGGGTTCTGGATCTTCTCTTTGAAAACTACATCCATTTGGATCGATGTCACAGTTAGGGTAGGAGAAACACCCTATATGAAAGTCCACTCTTTCTGCATCAAATATTTTCTCATGAAAATTATTAAAAACATTTGTAAGATTCCTTTGTGTTAGTTTATTTTTTGATTGATATTGTAAGGCACTATATAAATTATAAATAAGTTCTAACGCAACTGACTCTGTTGTTGCCTCACTATATTTAATGTAATTGAAGTGCTCTTCTTTAGAAAATACATCATCTTCATTAATACTCCATGATACTTCATTTAAATTCTCTGCTTCAACTTCACAATACTTTAATATCTTATCTATCTTTTTTTTCTTAACACTCTTAAAGGTTGGTAATAAAACTTCTACTTTTTCTCTCATGGTTATTTCTTTTTTCATGGCTATTCCACCTCCTCTCCATCTATCTCGTATACTGTAGTAAAAGTATTACCTTGTAGTCTACCTATATGAACTGGATCACAATTTAAAAAATCTTGTATAACTTCTATAGCTAACTCAAGTTCTTTGTTATAGTAATCTTTATTCTTATAGAAATTTAAAGTTAAAAACTTTTTTATTTTTCTTTTAGATACTCTACTCATTTGTTTTCCTTTTCTATTTTTTGTCTTACTGAAGATGCAAGTTTATTAATCTCATTATAAATATCCTCACCTTCCCAATGTTCAAAGGGTTGCCATGCTAGTGCTGATATTTCCTCAAAAAGTTTTTCTTCATCCCAATTATCCCACTCTTTATCTAGGTCAGCATACAAATAAAAACTACTAGCCCATTCAAAGTCTTCTCTTTCTTTGTCAGTCATATTATTTCTCCTTTAACTCTTTATTAATTTTCTTATCTTTTAAATAATTTAAGTATTCATCTTCAAATAAATCTGTAATTTTCTCATACGAAGATTCTAAATTTTTTAAAGATAAATTTAAATTATTAATTTGATTTTCATCCCCTTTTAAAATGGATATATTATTTTTTGTATCCCTTAAATATTTATGGAAATCATCTTTCTTTATCTGAAGAGACTTTAATCTTCTTTTAGTTTTCCATAAATAATGAGAAAGTCTATGATGTCTAAAATAATTTAGACCATTTATTACCCAATATTTATACCCATTATGCCTACTCCCTACTTTTAAACTTCTCCAATAATAATCTCTTAATTCAAACATTAGTTTATTACAGGCTGTTAAATTCTTTTGTATATCTATTCTCTCATTTTCATTTTCTAATTTTTTAGTTTTTAACACATCTAACATACTCATATCAATACTAATGCTCCTTATAACTTACTTGTTTAACTTTATGATTCCAACAGGCACGACAGCTACCACACTCACCATCTCGTTTAGGTGCAGGACACTCACGACCTACTGCTTTCTTATCTTTATGCACACCAGATGTCCACTTCCAAAACTTAGGTGGTGGGCTATCAACTTTAGTTGTTGATACTCGTAAGCATAAATTCTTTGGTACATCTTTTTCTGTAATTTTATCTATGATTTGATACTCTCTAGTAGCTAACCAATACTTTATGTGTGGTGTAAGTTCACACACCTCAAATATTTTCATAAGATGTTCATAAGATTGTATATCACCAGAGTCAAACCAACGGTGAAAACGCCTTGATTTATCTAGGTTTTTGTACTTTTGGGTAATAAGTTCTGCCATATAATCTACCCATTCTGGTAGACCTAGTGCCTCATATCTTTTTTGATACATAGCTTTGACAACAGGGAATACATAGCAACCTTTACCTGCATAACATTTGTTACAGATAGTGCCATCAACTAATGCTAACTTACTACCTGTCACACAGTATTCAATTGGTATACCCCATGCAAACGAGGGCATCTTACTTGGATTAGATAGACTACCTATCTTTGCCTCTAACTCTTTGATTGTTTTCATATTATTATTCCTATTATAAATCCTACAATAAATCCTACAATGTATTCTCTGTGATACAAAGATGTAGAACAAAACCATTCTCTCCAATCTTTAGGAGTCTTACCATATATAATCATAGTTATCCTTTGTTAAGTTATACTTTAACACATAAAGTCTGGTGTGTCAACTGATGTGTACTTAGCGAATCGTTTCTTTTCACCTACATAGTAATCTTTGTATGATTGTATATAGTTATCACACTTGTACTCATCTGGCATACACAAAGGTGGGATTAAAAAATTCTGATACTCAAACTTATTTTTTATTTTGTCATTTAAACAAATTAAATTATTAAGTATGCGACCTGTCTTATGTATTCTGTTGTGATACCTGTGTCTGTATTGATTAAGTAAGTGACCTAACAAATCTATTGACCACATATAATTACCTAATGAATCTCCTACCCATATAGTCATGGGGTGGTGTGGGTATGCAGGTTTGTATAGCTCTTCATCAATACCACAATGTCTTTGGTATGCAGTTGATAACATCTGTCCTGTTTCTAATATCATTTTGACTACATGCTTATCACAATGATACAATGCAGATACCTCTGGGCTTTTATCTAAATGAAATATGTTCATATTATTATTTATTAATTAGAATTAATATTGCATTAGACAAATCTACTTTACCTAATAAATAGTGGTCATGTGTATCTTCACATATATCAATACTATTTATTTCTGTATTTTCTAATTCTTCATTACACAATTCTAATATTTTGTTAAGTTTATTTTCTAAAGCTTCTATTTGTTTTATATTTTCTAGTCCTTCATTCATAGTTTTGATCCTAAGTTTCTTATTGCAAATCTTACTTCTTCTAATGTTATTTCTTTTGTGTTGTATCTATATGTTAATATATCATGCAACTTTATTATATGGTCATGCTCTGTACCTGCTAGGTCACAGAAAAACTCACAGTCTTTAGACCTAACCCAATCAGTTGCTTTTTCTTTCTCCCATTTCTTTTGTACATCTTTAGCATGCCCACTTGTAGCATTAAACATACCAAAGGAATCCTCAAACATAATTTGAATCTTTGCTATACCTAATTGTTCTTCGGGTGTTTTATCTGATACTTCTGTGTTTAATGTTTTCATAGTCTATCCTTGTTGTTGTTTTACGCAGACCACAGTCTGCACAGTAATATTTTTTTTGAATTATAATGATTGCTTTTGAGTCACAACTATAGCATAGTTTAATAGGTGTGTCAATTTGTCTACTTGGTTTATCTGTCATAATATGTTATAGTATCGTGTCATTGCAGGGGGGGTTAATACTATATACTAGTTATCTATGTTATCATCTAATATAACTACTAGTGATATAGCCCTATCTTTTCCTGATTTTTTATTATCTGTCATATAAACTTTAGAATTAGAAAACTGCACAGCATTATATCTATTTACTAACTTTACTGTTACTGGCTCTTGCATGACAGAACAATTACCATTTATATCATTTAGTTTATGTTGTAATGCAGACCATTCTAGTTGGTAAGCATCATTATTATTGTACCGTTTGTACACATCTTCCATATCTTTTATCATAAATTTCCTATTGTTATAGAGGCTAAGTAATTTCTTACCTAACCTCTAGTAGTTATTATTATCTTACTTGATTGGCTACGCCTTGATGATAGTAAAACATAAAGTCATTAGTCTTTAGAAAGTTTCTAACTTCAAAATCCCTATCCTCATTACTTCTTATAGGGTCTCTCTTAGCAGATTCAATCTTATAATCTTTACTATCTCTCTTACCTATTTTAACAGCTCTCTCATTGTGTGAACTGTAGTTTGTTAGGGCATTGTACACATCATAGAGTGTTGATTTATTTGCATCAGTTTCTAATACATTATTTAGTAAGTGGTACTTACCATCAGAATTATTAGAGAACTTTCTAAATAACTTCTCAACATCTTGTCTACCTAACTCTACACTTTGGTACACCTCTACTTTATTTTTCATATCACTAAAGGTTGTGTTAAGATTCTTTAGTTTAGTAAATGAATCATCAAGATTAAAGTTAAGTGTATGTCTTTTCATAGATGAATTAATATCTTCAAATGATTTCATACCATTTGCACATACTAATCTTAAGAACATTGACCTTAACTGATAGATAATTGATGCGTCATAGCTAGATATAACTTCAATACCAAACTTTAACTTGTCATTTTCATCATGACTCATAGAGTAAGTACCAAAATCTCCAGTATCTCCAAACAGAATCCTAAGTTTCATGTAGTTTAAGTCTGGTGACACATTAAATTTAATAGATGTATCACTTATATCTATCTCATACTTATCTAATGCAGTAGATAGCCCAGATAATATTCTTTCATAGGGTATCAACTGGTAGTTAGCACCATGTAGATGTATTGCTTTGTTGTTTTCAGTATCTAATACAGCATAGCTAGGTTTATTTAGCGTAAATGTACTCTCTACTGAGTCTAATTGACGCAGTTCAACAGGCGTAATGCTATGTTGGTACTGGTCTGCGTACTGTTCTTTTAGTTTTGCAACTAATGCACTCATATCTTCTCCTTATTGTTGGTTAAAAAAAAGGCACTACTAAAATTAATTAGTAATGCCTTTAATATACTATACTATTGCTAGTATGTCAACTGATATCTCTTATAGTTAGTTAGCCATTCGCATAGCTTCTTTATAAGCAAGTATCTTTTCTTCTCTAGTCTGCTTAGGTTTATCTATGTTATCTAGTGCGTCTGCTAGGTCATCAATAGATACTACAACGTCCATGCCAATTTTATCAGCAAGTATCTCATCATCAATTTTCCAATTGACTTTACTGTGAGAAGCAAACTTCTCTACTTGAGAGAACTTAGTCATAGTCTTTATACCTTGCTCAAATCTATTAACCTTAGCTACAATAGATTCAATCCATTTAGTATGTGACTGCACTACATTCTGCTTTGCTTGTATCATCATCTCAAACTTTTGAAACTCTAAGTCTGAGCATGGGATAGCTCTTGAACGACACCCACCTGTACCAATAATTTGCAATACATAATTACTATTCCAATCTTGATACAAATTACTACCACCTGTTTTACCATTTAGAAAGTAATCATTCTCATTTCTACATGTTGACAGGTAGGGATTGTTGTCCTGTCTATGGACATTACCTTCTTTTTTTAGGTCATGTTCAATGTTACAGTCTGGATTAAGTCCTACTGCTTTCATTTCCTCACGATACATAGCATAAGGAAAGTTCTTACCATTGTTAGAACTACCACTACCATAACGTGAGCCATAATCTCCAGTAATACTGCCATCTAACTCAAATGAAAAGTGTTTAGACTTCTCTACTTCATCACCATATGAGTCAAGTACCTTTGGTGCGTCAGTTACTTTGAAATAAAAACAACTATCATCACCTACTGCATTGATAGTGTTATGTTTTCTCTGTAACTGTTGCAAAGTATCTACATCTTCTAATGGAAATCTACGTTGCACTACTTTTGTTGCAGTTTCAAACGCAGAAGCAATAGAACTTGTAGCTTCCTCTCTTGTTTGATTGTATTTATCTTTCAAATCAGTTGAAAGACTTTCACAATGTCTACGATAATCGTTAGTCAAAGACTTACGTTTACCTGCATTGAGCCTTATCTCTTTTTGTTCCATGAGTACTCCTTTTGTTGGGTTAAAAAAAAGACACCACCCAGATGTCTGAGTGATGCCTATATAATATACTAATGTTATTGTTGTGTCAACTAGCTAAGCCAAGAGTCTTCAGCTTTAATAGTCTGTTTATCCAATCTTCCTACTGAATTAATAAGAGTTTCTCTATTAATTTTAAGCCATGAATTTAAACAGTTTAAACTACAGGCTATATCATGGTAGTAAGAATTAACTTTGTTAGACTGATAATATTTATTGCCTTTACTACCACGTATTTGATTCTGATTTCTTTTATAACAACATTCTTTATTCTGACACCACTCACTCATTGATAACTCCTCGCTTGATTAGATTTTTAAGAGCAGTAAATTTTACCTTCTCAAACATAACAACTGTTATGCTATCATTTACCTCTAAGTGATTGATTTTATACACTTTTTTACCAACACTAAACCACTTCAAAGTAGCAACAGAAATATTTCTGGGTGCTTTTTTATCTAGGTCATGTGCTAGTATGTACTCATCAGCATTGGTAGTTCTTTCTTTACCTTTACGTTTATACATAGTGCCATCAGTTTGTTTCCAAGTAGAACGATTTACTAAATCAAATCTACCTGTCCGATAGTCTCCATTTTTTTTAACAAAACCTGCACGAAACTTTTTCGCTTTGGTTTGTGTCATTAAAGCATAAAGATAATCTGAAACTTTACCAACTTGTATGTCTGTTTGTTTCATATATTTTCCTATTAGTTAATTGTATTAGGGTGTAGCCTCAACTCTCATGCTATGTTCTGGATTTACAGCTTAGATTTACAACTCCTTACTAACATAGCCATAGTAAATTACTACACCCCCCTTTAATATCTAGTGCCATGTTACTTAAAGACTAGGCTCAACAAAAAAGGGCAACCAACTCTCGCTGATTACCCTTACATAGTATATGATTTATTTGTCTGTGTCAACAGGCTTACAGTAAGTAAGACCTATGGCTTGACCTGTGGGTGTGTATATATTTTCTTCTATGGTGTGTTCTTTTATGTAGTCATTACATTCTTGATAAGTATTAAACTTATGTTTAACTGTATGGAAATTACCCATACGATTATCAAAGTCAGTAAATAAAAATAATAATAATTCAATCATTGTGTTGCTATGATTATAAGA